CAGACCTAGATTATCTAAATTTAAAAAAATGATACAGGCTATTCACGATGGTAATTGGTTAGAAGCAGGTTATCAAATGAAAGACAGTAGATGGTACAAACAAGTAACAAATCGAGCAGACAGACTTATATCACGGATGCAGGGAGTCGGCTTGAGTTAAAAAAACAAGAGCAAAGAAAAAAACATATAGAAAACTTAAAAGAGTTTTTTAAACCTAGAGAAAGAAAGTTTGTAAAACATGGCTAAAAAATTAACAGAAAGACAACAGAAATTTATAGATGCACTTTTTGGTGATGCCAATGGTAGTATTAGAGATGCTAAAATTATTGCAGGTTATTCTACAAATACTAATAACAATGAAATAATAAAACCTATAAAAGATGAAATTATAGAAGCTACTCAAATGTTTATGGCAAGTAATGCTCCTCGTGCAGCTATGGCTATGGTAGGTGGTATTGTAGACCCTACAGAATTAGGAATACGTGATAAAATGTCTGCAGCAAAAGATTTATTAGATAGAGCAGGTTTAGTAAAAACAGAAAAAATGCAGGTTGAAAGTACAGGTGGTGTAATGCTATTACCACCAAAAAATGATACAGAGGAAGATGAATAGAAGTTTAGGTAAATGGAAACTGCCACAACCTACAGATATTAGAGAAGATGAGAAGTGGTTACAAATACCTAGAATAGCTAGAACGATACCTTTTGGTTATAAACTAAACGATAATGACAATCATTTACTAGACCCTGTAAATTATGAATTAGAAGCGTTAGAAGTAGCAAGAAAATATATAAAACAATATTCATATAGAGAGGTGGCTAATTGGCTAACAACAAAAACAGGGAGAACTATATCACACGTAGGTTTAAGAAAAAGGTTAGCAAATGAGCAACAACGTAAGAACAAAGCTAGAACTCTCAGAAAATGGGCTGAGTACGCAACGGAAGCGATACAAAAAGCGAAAACAATCGAAGAAGAAAGAACAGGTGCTAAAACCTAAAGTTAAATCTTCTTTAGCAGAAGTAGAACAAATACCTGAAGAAGAATTAAATGTAGCATTTAAACCAAATGAAGGACCTCAAACAGAGTTTCTTGCTGCATCTGAAAGAGAAGTTTTATATGGGGGAAGTGCAGGAGGTGGCAAATCATTTGCTATGTTAGCAGACCCTCTAAGATATATGGGTCATCCACAATTTAGTGGATTACTTTTACGACATACCACAGAAGAACTTAGAGAACTTATATTTAAATCTCAAGAATTATATCCTAAAATATGGAAGGGTATAAAGTGGTACGAAAGAAAAATGCAATGGGTAGCACCATCAGGTGCAAGACTATGGATGTCATATCTTGATAGAGATGAAGACGTTATGCGTTATCAAGGTTTAGCATTTAGTTGGATAGGATTTGATGAATTAACACAATGGTCAAGTTCTTTTGCATGGAATTATATGAGATCACGTTTACGTTCTACTGCTCCTGATTTACCTATTTATATGAGAGCAACAACTAACCCAGGAGGTGTGGGTCATATGTGGGTCAAAAAAATGTTTATTGATCCTTCTCCATATAATAAAACATTTAATGCTACAGATATTGAAACAGGAGAAGAATTAAAGTATCCATCAGGACATCCAAAAGCAGGAAATGCATTATTTAAAAGAAGATTTATCCCTGCTAGATTATCTGACAATCCATATCTTTCAGAGTCAGGTGATTATGAAGCAATGTTATTATCTTTACCTGAACAACAAAAAAGACAATTATTAGAGGGTGATTGGGATATAAAAGAAGGTGCAGCTTTTACTGAATTTAATAGAGATGTACATGTAGTTGAGCCTTTTAGTATTCCTGGTAATTGGGTTAAATTTAGGGCTTGTGATTATGGATATGGAAGTTATTCAGGAGTTTTATGGATTGCAGTATCTCCTGACGAACAATTAATAGTTTATCGTGAATTATATGTGTCAAAAGTACTAGCAACTGATTTAGCAGATATGGTTTTAGATTTAGAATCAGAAGATGGAAATATAAAGTATGGAGTGCTTGACTCTAGTTTGTGGCACAAAAGAGGTGATACAGGTCCTTCACTAGCAGAACAAATGATTAGTAGAGGATGTAGATGGAGACCTTCAGATAGAAGTAAAGGTTCTAGAATAGCAGGTAAAAATGAAATTCACAGAAGATTACAAATAGATGAATTTACAGAAGAACCAAGACTAATATTTTTTAATACGTGTACAAATATAATATCACAACTACCTTCTATACCTTTAGATAAAAAAAACCCTGAAGATGTAGATACTAAAGCAGAAGATCACTTATACGATGCTTTACGTTATGGAGTTATGACTAGACCTCGATTTAGTATATTTGATTATGATGCTAGAGGTGTACCGTCAAGTAGTATGCCGATAGCAGACTCAACATTTGGATATTAAGGAAACAATATGGCAGAAGATGATGAAATGATGATTGAAGAAGATGCAATATCTTTAGAGGATGTTGATGATTCTGAAACTCAAGATTTAAACGTAGGTAATTTAGTTGGTTTTGTTCAAGGTCAATATAAAAAAGCAGATGATTATAGAGAGCAAGATGAAGATAGATGGATAAAAGCATACAGAAACTACAGAGGTATTTATGGTCCTGATGTACAATTTACCGAAGCAGAAAAATCTAGAGTATTTATAAAGATAACTAAAACAAAAACATTAGCTGCATATGGTCAAATAGTTGATGTTTTGTTTGGTGGAAATAAGTTTCCAATAAGTATAGAACCTACAGAGTTACCTGAAGGTGTAGCTAAAGATGTTCACTTTGATCCAAAAGAACCTGAACAACTTAGAGATAATCAAGAGAAAGAATCTCCATATGGTTACGCAGGAGACGGTAAAGATTTACCTGCAGGTTCAACACAAAAAAGTTTATTAGAACAGTTAGGACCTTTAGAAGATAAGTTAAAAGATATAGAAAACTTAAAACAAGGTGCAGGTAAAACTCCTTCTGCAATTACTTTTAGTCCTGCTATGATTGCTGCTAAATCTATGGAAAAGAAAATAATAGATCAACTAGAAGAGTCTAATGCATCTAAACATTTACGTAGTACAGCTTTTGAAATGGTTCTTTTTGGTACAGGTGTTATGAAAGGACCTTTTGCTATAGATAAAGAGTATCCTAATTGGTCTGATAGTGGTGAATATAGTCCTGTATTTAAAACTGTACCACAAATAAATAACGTATCTGTTTGGAATTTTTATCCTGATCCTGATGCAAGAAATATGGAAGAAGCTACATATGCAGTTGAAAGACATAAGATGTCTAGAACAGATTTACGTAATTTAAAACGAAGACCTTATTTTAGAGCAAATGTAATAGAAGAAGCTATTGAAGGTGGAGAAAATTATGTAAAGAAACATTGGGAAGATGATCTAGCAGATTATGCACCTGAATATATGATAGATAGATTTGAAGTATTAGAATATTGGGGTGTAGTTGATACAAGTATGTTAGCAGAAGAGGGTGTTGAAATACCTAAAGAGATGCAAGACATAGAAGAAATACAATGTAATATATGGATATGTAATGGTAAACTACTACGTGTTGTAATTAATCCATTTAAACCTGCTACAATACCTTACATGGCAACACCTTATGAATTAAATCCTTATTCATTTTTTGGTGTAGGTTTAGCTGAAAATATGGATGATACTCAAACATTAATGAATGGTTTTATGAGAATGGCAGTTGATAATGCAGTCTTATCAGGAAACCTGTTAATAGAGGTTGATGAAACTAATTTAGTACCAGGACAAGACTTATCTGTTTATCCTGGTAAAATTTTTAGAAGACAAGGTGGGGCGCCAGGACAAGCAATCTTTGGCACAAAGTTTCCAAATGTATCTAATGAAAATTTACAGTTGTTTGATAAAGCTAGACAACTAACAGATGAAGCAACAGGATTACCATCTTTTGCACATGGACAAACAGGTGTTATGGGTGTAGGTAGAACTGCATCAGGAATATCTATGTTAATGAACGCAGCAAGTGGTAGTATAAAAACTGTAATTAAAAATGTAGATGATTATCTTTTAAATCCTTTAGGTAAAGGTATGTTTAGATTCAATATGCAGTTTGATTTTGATCCTGATATAAAAGGTGATTTAGAAGTTAAAGCTAGAGGTACAGAGAGTCTTATGGCTAATGAAGTTAGATCACAAAGACTAATGCAGTTCTTACAGACTACAGTTAATCCTATGTTAGCACCGTTTGCAAAAGTAAACTTTATTATAAGAGAAATAGCTAAGTCATTAGATTTAGACCCTGATAAAGTAACTAATAGCATGGATGAAGCTGCAGTACAAGCAGAACTACTAAAACAGTTTCAAGCACAAAATAAACCTGAACAGGCACAACAACCTGCTGCAGGAGTAGACCCAAATGATCCAACAGGTTCAGGTGGTGCTACTATAGGAACAGGACAAGTTCCTGTACCAGGAGAACAAGGATTTACAGGAGTACCTCAACAAGGTGGACAACAACAACAAGCAAATACTCAGCCAACTCAAGCCGTTGGTGAGCAACCAACACCTAATACAGTCGTTCAATAACTATATAGATTTTTTAATAAGTCAACAACATAAAGCTATTGAACAATCAGAGAACTCTATTATTATACATAGATCGCAAGGCTCTATTGCAACTTTGCGTAGATTAAAAACATTACGTGATGAGGTTTTAACAAATGGCTAAAAAAAATATGGAAGCACAACAATTAGAACTCTTTGGTGGATTAAAAGATCAAGGTAATAAAATTGATCCTATATCAAAAAATAAAGTTCCTGTAGGTTCTACAAAAAAAGAAGTAAGAGATGATATACCTGCACAACTAAGTGAAGGTGAGTTTGTATTACCTGCAGATGTTGTTCGCTATCATGGACTAGAAAAAATAATGGGTTTAAGAGATCAAGCTAAATCAGGTTTAGGTAAGATGGAAGCAATGGGTCAAATGGGAAATCCTGAAGAAGCTACATTACCTGATACTACACCTTTTAATCCTAGACCTATGGCACAAGGTGGGTTTAATCAACCTACACCTTTTGGTGTTAATATAGCACAACCACAAAATGTTTTAACAAAACAGTCTCAATATACACCACCTAATATTGGTATAAATCCACCACCACCTGTTGTTCAACCTATACCTATGCCTGTACAACCACAACCTGTACCACAACAACCTGTACCACAACAACAACCAGCACCAACGTATCAAGATTTAATGGGTACTCCTTTTGGTCAGTTACCTAAATCAGAAGTAAAAACATATAAAAATAAAGAAACAGGTCAGATACTTAATATACCATTTGTAGATGGTAATCCTGTATATTCTATACCTGAAGGTTTTGTATTATTATCAGAAGCAGATGATTCTATGCCAAAGGCATCTGAAGAAAGTTCTGTTGGCACTATAAAACCAAAAGAAGATAAAGATGATAGAGATCAACAACCATTACCACCTGCAGGTGGACAGGGTGAGTCTTTTGATTTTGGTAAAGTAGGAGATTTCTTAAAAGAAAATGCTCTTGGAATAGCAGGTAGTGTTGTTGGAGGTCCTTTTCTTGGTTTTTTAGGTAGACAAGTAGATAAAAAAAGAAAAGGTAAATCAACAGAGTCAGGGCTTACAATGGCTGATGACGAGACTTTTGGGTTAGGTCAACCTAAAATTGATGTGTTAGGTGATGTTGCCGTATCAGGAAAAGTAGGTAGAAATATTGGTGATACAGAAGTTGTAACTCGTGGTGTATTTAATAATCAAGGTTTTGCTATAAATGTAAATCCAAAAGATAAAGCAAAGTATGGAGGACCAGCAAGAAATGCACAAGGACACACTGTATATAGAACAATTACGGATCAAGTAAAAGCAGCAAAATCTGCTATAGATTCAGGTTGGTTTGGTGGTCCTTTAAGTCCTATGGAATACTTTGGTTTAACAAGTGAACAAAAAGATAACTATGATAAGTTTTCTACCTCTTTAGGTTTAATAGATCAAAACTACAGAACAGAAGGTAAAAATAGTAAAGCATATCAAAGATTTTTAGATAGTATTACTACAAATGATAATATAGGTGGTTCAGGTAAAGCACCTGCAAATGAAGGTGATGGTTATCTAGTTTCTAATGGTAAAGCATATAAAGGTAAGTATGTTCGTAATCAAACAACAGGTAATATGCAGTTTGAAAGAGAAGGTGGTGGAACTATTGTAGCAGTTACAGGACCTGATGGAACTGCAAAAGTTGGTGACTTAACAGGTTCAGGATTAAAAACACAACCACTTGTTAAAAAAGAAGATGAGATGGCAGGTGTTGCAGAAGCACAAGCAGCAGAAGAAAGAAGAAAAGAAGAAGCTGAAAAAACTAGAAAAGCAACAGAAGAAGCTAGACAAGCTAAACTAGAAAAAGATGCAAAAGCAGCAGTAGAAGCAAGAGCAAAACAAAGACAGGAAGAAATAGAAGCAGAAAAACAAAGACAAAGAGAACAAAGAGAATCAGAAAGAGATGCTAGAATAGAAAGAGATAGACAACAAAGAGCAGGAAGTGGTACAGGCACAGGTAGAAGAGGTGGACAAGGTATTGTTCGTGCAAAAGGTGGTCTAGCATCTAAACCAAAAAAATTAAACATGAAGCGTGGTGGATTAGCTTCAATTCAATAATCCACATTTTGTTGGCTACTCATACCCCATGATGGCTACTTTGACCCCAACAAGGAGAAAAGAAAATGGCAGAAGCTGTAATGACAAAGGAAGCAACACCTAAAAAAGTTGCATTTGTAAGTAAACCTACAAATATAGAAGAAAGAATAAAAAAAGACGAAGAAGAGTTAAAACAACTTATAGATGAAGATACAGAAAAAGAAACACCACAAGAAGAGATTGAAGAAAAAGAACCTGAAGGTGTAGAAGAAAAAACTTTTAAAAAAAGGTATGGAGATTTAAGAAGACATACTCAACAAAAAGAAAAAGATTTTCAGAAACAAATAGACGAGTTAAAAAATCAGTTAACTCAAGCTACTAAAAAAGAAATGAAATTGCCTAGATCAGATGAAGATATAGAACAATGGGCGAAAGATTATCCTGATGTAGCAGCTATTGTAGAAACTATAGCTATAAAAAAAGCATCTGAGCAAACAAAAGAGTTAGAAGAAAGAATAAAGTCTATAGATGAGTTAGGAGCAAACGCTGCAAGAGAAAAAGCAGAAGCTGAATTACTAAGAATACATCCTGACTTTTCTGATATTAGAGAAAGTGATGATTTTCATCAATGGGCTGATGAACAACCAAAATGGGTTCAAGAAGCATTATATGAAAATGATACAGATGCAAGGTCTGCAGCAAGAGCAATAGATTTATATAAATCTGATAAAAATATAAATAAAAAAGAAAAACCAAAAACAGATAAAGAAGCTGCTAAAGCAGTAAAAACTAAATCTACTACTGCAGAACCACAAACAGATGAAAAGAAATCTTATCTAAAAGAATCTGAAGTGCAAAAAATGTCTGCTGAAGAATATGAAAAAAAATCAGAAGATGTTATGGAAGCAATTCGTACAGGTAAATTTATCTACGATATATCAGGTTCTGCTAGATAATATAAATAAATAGTTGACAAACAATAATTTGTGTGTATAACTATAAAAAACAGGTTATGTATAATCCCTATATACTTAATATAGCTACATTTAAATATAACCTTTTAGCGAATATAAAGAAGTTTAGACCTACTCTGTAAAGTAAAAGCCCAACTTTATCTGTACAAATAAAGTCGCACCTTTGAAAAATAGACCCCTGAATATACTAAATATTTTGCATTTGTCAATAGTATAAATATAGGAGAAATACTATGGCGTTCAAAACGGCTGCTGGTTATGGTAATCTACCTAATGGTAATTTCTCACCTGTTATATATTCGAAACAAGTCCAACTTGCTTTCAGAAAAAGTTCTGTTGTAGAAAGCATTACTAATTCTGATTACTTTGGTGAAATTTCTAATATGGGTGATACCGTTAAGATTATTAAAGAGCCAGAAATCACAGTTAAGGAATACGCTCGTGGTACTATGATTCAACCACAAGACCTTGACGATGAAGACTTCAGCTTAGTTGTCGATCAAGCAAACTATTTTGCATTTAAGATTGATGACATAGAAGAAGCACATAGTCACGTAAACTTCTCTCAACTCGCAAGTGACAGAGCAGGGTACAGACTTAAAGACCAATATGACCAAGAAGTTCTTGGTTATTTATCAGGATTTGCACAATCCTCAATTAACTCCGTTGCAAGTTCAGCAAACTCAACTGTAAATGGTACAAAAGCTGTATCAACTGCAGGTTCTGATGAATTGCTAACAAGCATGAAGTTAAGAAAGGATAGTTTTGGTAACATCACTACATCAAGTGCTGGAGACCATTCTATCCCACTCGCACCACGTATGCCAGGTGCTACTGCACAGGCTACTGCGACTGCTACACCATTGCAAGTAATTGCAAGAATGGGTAGATTGTTAGATACACAATTCGTAGACACTGACGGAAGATGGCTAGTTCTACATCCAACATTTATCGAAGTTCTAAAAGATGAAGACTCAAGACTTCTCAATGCAGACTTTGGTGAAACAGGTGGATTAAGAGCAGGTTTATCTGTTGGTAAAATCCACGGATTTGATGTATATATGTCTAATAACTTACCTGCTGCAGGAACAGGTCCAGGAACTACAGGTTCTGCAAACCAAAACACTAACTTTGGTGTTATCGTTGCAGGACACAGTTCTTCAGTAGCTACTGCTGAACAAATCAACAAAACAGAGTCTTACAGAGACCCTGATTCTTTTGCTGACATTGTTCGTGGTATGCATTTGTATGGCAGAAAGATACTTCGACCTGAAGCTATCGTAACTGCTAAATACAACGTAGCGTAAGGGAGGATAGACTATGGCAACATATGATTTAACATCATCCGATACCACAGGGGTAT